CTAATGCCATTCTGAGTGCAACATCTGACAGTTGCTTCAAACTTTTTGAGGAACGGTACAACACCTGTGTGTTGGACTTCTCCACCACGGATTTTACTGTTGATCCCACGGATGCGACCTGCGTTGATACCAATCCCTGCCCTTTGTGCAACATAACGACCAATGGCCATATCAGAAGTAAAAATACTATCCAAGGTGTCGTCAACATCAACCAGAACGCAAGACGCAAACTGCCGAAGAGGTGTTCTAACACCTGCGAGAACTGGAGTTGGGACGTTGATTTTCCCTTTGGAGGTTGCTGTGTAGTAGCGTTTGACATAATCGAGTCTTTTATCTTTAGGATAATCTTGGAACAATGTTGTAGCAACCATTATGTACATATACTGAGGAGTCTCATAGACTCTACCATTGCTACGGTCTTGCACAAGATACTTATCTACGATCTGTCTCAACCCTGCATAGGTAAATCCATAGCAACGTTGATGATCGATATAAGAATTTAGTTCTTCCCACTCTTCATCGTCATATTTCTTTAGGATTCCACCATCATACACTCCTGCTTCTGCACAAGTTTCTACGTGATCTTTTAGTTTAGGGTATCCTGTTTTACTCCACTCAGGGAATACTTGTTTACGAACACTAAACAATAGTAGTCTTGCTGCTACAAATTGATAGTTAGGTGAATCTAAACTAATCAAATCACTCGCAGATTTAATAAGAATATTTTGAATCTGTTCTGATTCAATATTATCAAAGAACTGTAGACCACTATTCATTTCTACTTGTGATGATGATACACCTGTTATGTCTTCACAGGCAAACTCAACCATTTGATGTATCTTGTCTAGGTTGAGAGGTTCGGCAGTGCCATCCCTTTTAATAACGTTCATACTTTTTTCCAGTTTTGAAATTTAACTTGTGCTGTTAACCCTGAGTAGGTGTTTGATTCTACTATACTTTGAACATTATGTCCAGATAGAATCATATCGTTGACATCCTTTTCCTTTATGGAGTTGTTCCAGATGACGACTTTGTAACCTCCTGATATTGCTTTTGCAATTCGGTCGGTGATTTGTTTGTTGCGTGGTTCGTTATCAAAAACAAAAACACTATCGCTCCAACCACACGTCCTAGGATCAAGATCGGACCCGCACATAGCAACACAGTTTTCCAAGAAGAGGGAATCAAACGGTCCTTCCACGATGTAGACTGTCTTGTTGCTATCGATTGTGTCGAGACCAAAGACTTTTTGTTTTGTTTCATCGAAAATAATAGTAATGTATCTTAGTTTTGGATTGGATGAGATTGCTCTCCCTTGTATGCCAAACCATTTTCCACTTTGGTCTATGAGTGGTATTATAATCCTTGGACTATCGTTTTGCAGATTATCAAAGGTATGTTTGTGTTTATTAACAAACTCTTTGAAACGTTCTGCATAGAAAATTCTATCAAGTTTATCTCCATTAATATTTCTTGATTCAAGGTAGGATCTTGCAGGGTGTTCTTTATTTAGGTCAGAGATTTTTGGAATCTTAGTACCTGTATTAAAGATTGGTTTGGTTTGAAGACTTGTAAATTTTGGTTCAGCAACTCTTGTACTTTTACCTGTCAATCCCATCTTATATCTTTCTAAGACAAACTGATCATACAAGTCTCTAGCATTATCCTTCAAGAAATTTCCTAGTGTTCTACCAACACCACAGTTGTGACACTTGAATATAAAATCAGAACCTTTGACGAAAAAATACCCCCTTGCTTTAGACTTATGTTTCTGTGAGTCTCCGCAATAAGGGCATCTAAAATTGTATAGGTTTGTCTTCTTTTCCTTGAAGAGATCAAGACGACTGCCTACAAGACGTGCGTACTTGACATCAACATAACTCATTATAAAAATTTCTTAAGGAACGACTTTTATTATACTTACTTCTGGGTCTGGTGTCAAGATAGGTCCAACAATTCTTTGACCTATAGGACTAACAAGGAAAGATACTATGGTAAGACCTCCTGCTATTGACCACATCTTCTTTTCCATAAGTCTTAGTCTATCATCTACCTTTCTTATATCTCTTTCGCATCCTTTCTTAATAGCATTTGTCTCTCTATTAACATCAGCAGATAGTCTGTCTATCTTCTCAAATAAAACTGTATCAATTTGATCTTGCTTATCTAACTTCTCATTATGAACCGCAAGAATTTGACCCATCTTCACAGAATTATCTTGAAGGGTATCTACAACTTTCTCTAGTCTTTCTATTATCGCTGAATTAATATCAGACATTACATTGCTCCTTGACGTTTATCCCAGTAATATTTTAATACAGTAGAAGGTGTTAGGCGAGTGATTTTTATCTTATCAAACTTTTCTGGTCTATATATAGACCTCAAACGTATTTTTACATCAGACACACTACGACCATAGAATACAAAGTCTGTCTCTCCTTCAAACTCAGTGAACTCTACTTTGAAAGGAAAGTATCTCCCCTCATTTCTAGTATAACTTTCTTTAGTAGTAGAAGGACCACACTTGATGGTTCCATTCTTTTTAGTTTTACATTTAAACTTTCTACCTTTAAGTGGTCTACCTATACCACCTAACGGTTCATCTAGTCCTGCTGTAGGACCATTAGGATCAGAGTCACCAGAGAATCCTGCTGCTTGTGCAGTAGAACCTGTACTCATAGTAGGTGCTTCTTCTTTGACAGTTTTCTTTTTCTTCGCTGTCTTAGCAACATACTTTCCTTTCGCATCACTATGACTGGTAGATCCAGGTCTTGCTGACGATACAACAGCACCATACCCAACCATATATTCTTTCACCATAGGTAGTTCTTTCTCTTTAGTAGAGGCGAACTTCTTTACATCAGTCTTTTTCATATCACTAGCAGCAGACGCAATCTCTTTCGATGGTGCAGACATCTCGCCCTTCTGGACTGCTCTGACCATCCCCATAAATCTACGTTGTTTAACTGATACTGCGGGCATTAGAGTTTACTTAACTGTGATGTAACTTCAGCGTCAATGACTATCTCATCAAGAATACCATTGCCACCTTCGGGATCTAATCTATTCAAATATAATAGATAAGATTTCATAATAGACCAATACTCCATCTCGATTTTAAAAATCAATAGGGGTATCGCTGCTTCACCAAATACATTAAACAATACAATCAAATGGTTTAAGATCAAATGATTACGCAATACCCCAGACTTAACATACCTACCAAAAAGACGTTTGAGATATTTAAACCTCATCATATCTTCTTGGAAATCGTCATATGTTACTGACTGGGGATTGTCATAATGCTTCATAGCGAACAACATATAGTTGTCGTTCGTTAATACTGAAAAATTCATAACGAATTATAATTTAATTAACTAACAAATGTTAGAGTTGCGATAGAACTTACTACCTCTTTAGCACCTTTGCTACTGTTAACTTTAACTCTGTATGAGTCACCTGAGTTAGCAGCAAGTTGTCCAGTCAGTGCAAGAGATGCACTTGTAGCACCACTTACGTCAGCAAATCTAGTACCACTAGCAGTTCTCTTCTGCCACTGATATGTGATTGTACCTGACTGATCAACAGTTGCAGCAACTGTGAATGTTGCAGCACCACTAGATGTGTTCTGGTTAGAAGGTTGTGTACCGATAGTAATAGTTTCAAGTACGTCTGCTACTACTGTCTCGTCTGCCATATCACCTGATGTTCCTACTGCTACTCTTAGTGCAGCAAGTTTCTCTGCTTTATGACGTGTGGTTCCTTGTGCTGTATTGTATGTTCTATACAACCACCATCCTGGTCCGTCTATACCACGAGACTTGTTAGATGCAATTCCATCTTCTGTTGTATCTACAAAGACTAATTGATAGTCAGTGATACTATCTCCACCTTTGATTACATACTCTGCAACCGCTTTTGGTGGGGTTCTTTTAATTACGCTTGATGCAGTAACTGTTGCAGTTGATCCTGCATATGCTTTGTGTAACTCTATAGCAGTAGTGCTAGTTACCTGTTTAACAATATATGCAACGCTAGAAATTTCTAGTACGTCACCTGGGACTACGCTATCAGCAGCATTTTTCGTTACAGTAGCGTCGCCATTAGTGACGCTAATGTTCTGTGTAAATGCAGCAGCGTCAATCTTACCATAGATCGCCATTAGTTATTCTCCAAGAACATTGTGTTTCCTATTATTTATTTATAATAAAAAGGAGGGGTGTACCCTCCTTCGTTTATCTTGCTTTGATTGCTGCTGAGACTTGCTCAAACAACTTATCATCTGCTTGTGTTTTAGTCATTTTGACTGCCTTACCTATGATGACTAAACAGATGTCGATGAGTTTATCACCAAGTTCTGCATCATCAGGTATCTTTGCGATTGCTTTCTCTACAATACTCTTAGCAAAGGGTAAGAGAAAACTCGAAATTGAACTAATCATTTTAATAAAAAATAAGGTACCTACCCTATATATACATCAATGATTATGTGCTTCAGATACTAATACTTCTAAATCTTCTACTGCTATGTTCTCATAGATTCTTCCACCCTTGTCTACGATGTCATAGTGTGATACGTAGTGAGTGTTACCCTGATCATCTGGTTCTTCCATCTCAACTAGAGTGTGATGCTCTGGGATAGTAGTTACAAGACCATACTCAGCGTGCTCTGCCATCTTTGCACAGATATGAGTCTTCTTACCCATTGCTTTAGCAATAGTCTTCCTTTTATTAAGAAGATACTTATCACTTTTATCGTGATCACCATCGTTATCGATGTCCTTGTCCTCTTTTCCTACAGGATCAAGTGTTTTCTTTGATTTCTCTTGTAGGTTTTGTACTTCAAGACGAAGCATTTCGCGAATAGATTCTTTCATTAGATCAGATTTCTTAGGGTTTACTAAAATCTTAGATTTTTTCTCAGATAGTTCCATTTTATTTATCTCCTTTTGCTCTATCTAAGTAATCTTTTGATGCCTTATAAAGTGGTTTACCTGTCACTTTATTTTTCTTACCAGACATATAATCTTGATATGCTTTGGTATTTGCTTTAGCATCACCAACATTTATTTCATATGCCTCATCAAAATTCATTCTTTCCCTCCAAGAATAATTTTCTTTTTTAACCTTCTTTCTTGAAGGTTCATCGTAGTCAGACTTACCGTGTTTCTTTGTACCCGCTAAACCTTGACCCTCATTATGCCAATGAGAACCACCTTTTCTATCATCAATAAACTTACTTGTTGGTTTGTTTGGTCTATTGACGTGACCTTTATCCTTCTTGACACCTCTCTTCATATCGTGGATAACTTTACGAGCACCAGAATGATATTTCTTACCGAAAGTATCATCTCCACCATAACTACGTGCTTTTCTATCTTTTACTTTAGTCGCTCTGTCTTTTCCCATATCTCCCTTTGGAGTTTCAGAAATAACAAATTTAGTTGACTTAATTATTTCTTCTGGAACACAGTTAGGAACTTCTTTTCCATTTTTCATTTTAGTTGGAGGACTGCCAATCTTCTTTCCATCCCAACACTTAGATGCTCCCACGTTCTTACGTGCTTGCTTTAGACCTTCCTCTACAGAACTAGGTGTAGTATCTTCGTGTTCAATTACCTTACCATTTTCATCTTTTTGATGATGCTCTACAAACTTAACAGGCATTGATACAGTTCCTTTTCCTGGAACATACTTTGTAGTTCTAGGATTCTTAGGATCATCTGACTTGAAGTCTTTATGAATCTTAGCATATTCCTTCTTAGTCATCTTGAGTTCTTCATTATAATTAGCAACTGCCTCTTTAATTTTTAGACTAACTAACCTATCAGGTGCGTCTATACTCACAGTAGGTTTAATACCTTTCTTTTTTCTCAATGCTTTAGTCTTAGCAATGACTCTATCTCTTGCTTCAGATGCTGCCTTGTTAGGACCATCGTATGCCATAGCACCTTTAGCAGTTCTAGGTGGTTTTTGCTCTTCAATATGCTCCACCTCTTCTCTATTGAACTGAGGATGGTTGTCCAACTTCATTCCTCTTTTCTTTTCAAGTGCTGCTTTCTTTTTTGCTGATTCTTCTCCTGTGTTATCAGAGTATCTATTGTCATACTTTTCATATACAGAAGCGTATGCTTCTGCCATCTTAGCACCTGCTTTTGCCATACCACCTACTCTCTTGTGGATTTGTGCTTGCTTTATTTTTTTAGCATCAGGGTTATCGCCTTTGTATTTCATATGTCCTGCAACTTCTTTTGATGCTTTAGCAACGTAACCACCTAAAGTTTTCTTACTCAACTCATCAAGATGCTCAACCTCTTCTTTAGCAGTCTTTGCTGCTTTCTTGAAAGCATCTTTTGCAGGATAGTCATCACTACCTGGTTTTGCTTTCTTCTCACCAGAACCCGCTGCAATTCTTTTTGCCTTAGCGTGGATGTTAGCATAAAGACCTGCCTTCTCCTCTATATGTTCTACCTCTTCTGTCTTAGCAGATGCTTCTGATGGTTTTGCTTTTATAGTTTTCTGATTCTCGCACTGTGGATCTACAGTAGTCTCCTTTTCCTTAACAGTATCAATCTTTGGAGAAGCATCACTTGGTTTCATATTAAGTGTCGCTGCGTTTGCTGTCTCTACAAAAATCTGTGCTATTTCTTTTTGTGCAGTGCTGTGTGTATGCACATCGATATACTCACTAGGGTTATCGGTGTTATGATTAGCATACTCTACGACATATCTGACACGTTGTACGTCTGAAGGACTATACTTCAATAGTTTTGTCGCTGTTTTAAGGTCCATTTGATTAATTATCCTATGATATTATTTAGACTTTCGGAAGTCGCTAAATTTCTTTACGCTTTGCCCAGGAGTCATTGCCTGTACTGCTTGTCTATAGGTATCAGTTCCTATTTTCCAGTCGTTTCCTGACCCATCATCAGCAGAATGATGTTTTTCTTTTACCTCATTTAGTGAGGTTAACCAACAACGGAATCTCCATCCGTTACCGTCTTCAAATATTGCATAGTTAGTTCCACGATGAACAATCTTACCTTGAACACCAGTGTCTAGGTGCTCAACTACTGTTCCAATATCAAAAATACTTTTGCGAACGTATGCTTCTCTTAAGTTTTGTAGATCTAACTTAGGAGCGATCTGCCAGAGTTCTTTAATCTCTACGTCCTCTTTCTCTTGGATACCCATACCTTTACGTACCGCATCCATAAGTCTTTTTGCTACTCCCTCATCTTTTCCAGGGATACCTTTAGCAAAATCTTCTAGGTTTCCTTCAGCAGCAAATGCACGCATCTTAGATGCAGACATACCTTCAACACCTTCAGCATCAGGATCTCTTTGTCCACCAGATACTACCTTGAGTTCTTCAAAGTTGTATGCTTGACCATTATATTTTTGTAGGAGGTCATTAAATTCTGCTACCCTATCACTACCAACAACCATTGTTACTGAACTGTAACCCTCTTCATTGATAGAAGACAATACATTAAAAATGTTTCCTTTATCAGGATCATTTTGTATTGCGTCTGCGTGGTCGGGGAACATCTTTTTAAGATAGTTTATCTTCTCCGCAGGTTCCAACGGATTTTTCTTTGCATCAACAGTACGTGATGGATAAATCCTGTATTCTCCTCCTTGAGAAGACTCCGCAACTTTGGATAAAAGTTTTTCGTGACCCACAGTAGGAGGATTGAACCTCCCAAAAGTAATTGCAATGTTTCCAAGATCATTTACCGATTCGTTACCTTCATTTTCAGCAGCACCTTCTTCAGCACCCGCTTTTGCTTGTTCTGCTTCATCACGAGATACTGTAACCAGTCTCTCACCACCTTCTGATTTTGCCACAATCTGACCTGTGCGATCAGCATAGTAACCGTGACCAACGTGTGTGAGACCTCGTTTCGCTGCTGCTTCTCCTGCAACAGTGCGTGCTTCTGATAGGAATTGCTTAAATTTCATAATACTATTTATCAACCCCAGTTCTTTTCTATATTAAAGTTAGTTTTACTGAACTCTAGTCTGTCAACTAACTTTATAGCGGAACCAGATTTAATTGCTACAAAACCTTCTGGTGCTGTAACACGATAACCATTGTCAGTTTTGATGTAAGTACCAATAGTATTTACTTTTGATAACTGACGAACAATATACATCTTACATTCAGTTAAATTCATATAAGATGCTACTGTCATATATATCGGTCGTGCATTAGTTTTAATAAACTTTAGACCATCTAGTTGTATCTGTTTATATTTATTCTTTGTCGCTTCTGTTTTCTTTGTATCAATTTCTTTCTGTAAAGATGCCTTATAAAATTTCTCAAAGGCATTGGATACATCTGCTGTACTAGAAAACTTCACACCCTTTTTAATATAACTGTTGAAAAATAACTTGAAGACTTCTGATAGTAAAAACTTACCACTACCTGTCTGTCCTAGAATATCTAAGAACTGTGATGCTTGTTTGAGAGAACCCTCTGCACGGTTTGTTGCTGATATAAACTTAGATAATGTAGGTCTATCAAATGTAGAGGCACCTGTTGCATCTTTAAATTTAGATGAGAATACTACTACTTCATTACTCTTCATAGAAGATGTATTAACACCAAAAGATGCTTTCATATCTCTAACTGTGCCATCACCACCGCTATACTTTGTATGGAATACGATACCCATCTTTGCGTTTCTAATTTTCTTACCCATATCACTCTTTACAGGCACAGCATAGGTAATAGTATTAGGTGTGAACACATAACAAGGTTCACCATTTACATTTCTAGTAACCACATTATTATAAAAAAGTAAATCACCTTGCAGTACACCTTTGATACCTAACTTAGGTAAATATTCTAAACAAACCTTAAGTTTATCTGCTAATTGACCTGCATAATATGTGTCTATATCACTATTGTTTCTACAAATTTTTGGTGTTCCTTTATTAAATACTGCTTTTGTTCCAACAAAAAATTTTCCTGTAGTAGGATGTTGTCCACATACAATGGCAGGTGCACCATCCCATTTGGTAGTGATCTGTATATTAGAATGTGGTTCTGTTAACATAAGACCCAACTCTCTTAAAATCTTGATAGCATTTCTACCACCATTAGACCCACTATTGAGTATATCGTCTTCTAAATGTTCGAGGTGAGTGTTCTTCATACTATCCTAGTTTAACATCTAATCTGATTACTGGATTATATTGTGTGACACCTTGTAGACTGGCAGGAATCCTCTCTTTAGGACCTTGAACACCTTTACCCAGTTGTCTTGTCTTTGGAAATGTACCTTGTTTCTTCTTAGAAAATCTTGGATTCACTATTGCACAAAACTCGTGTACTAATTTCTTAGTGATTGGTCTCACACCTTTTTCTGTCAGTATATGTGTCGCTATGTGGAGAGGTTTTCCTTTTAATGTCATCTTTCCTGTAATTGATTCTTCTACAAAGGCACATCTAAATTCATCATAAACTGATCCGACACCTTCCTTACCTTTAGTTCCTATAATTTCTATCAACCTTTCTTCTAGTGCTGCTGCATTTGGATTGTGTTTGACTAATGAATCAATATCATTACTTGTCATATATTTATTTGGAAAAAATGCTTCCACATCATTAATTACTGCTTGAATATTTGCCAAAGTATTACCATCTGTACTTGAACCCTTACCTCTAGCAATTTTTTTATATATTTCAGTGAGTGCAGTTACATTGGTCTCTATCATTGAACTACTAAGTTGAAAGGAGTCTCCATATTTCATAGAGCATTGATACAAAGTACCACTCTTATAAAAAACTATATCAGATTTACTTCCCGAACCCATCTTTTCAAATGAAGAATAGAATTTTAAACTTTCATTAGCAGATAAGGTCTTTGCAAGTTTATCTACTACTTTTACAGAGTCTTTTTGTACTGTACTGTTTGCTTTATTCCAATTTGTTTGAGCATTTTCTTTAGTTGTTAGTTGTGTACTAGACAAAACTTCTGGATTAGTAAGACGACTGTATGCAGTATGTAATACGCACC